GTGCGGTCTCGCAGTGAGGTCTCTTGACCATACACTTGCGTTGACAACTCTACTATCGGCACGTCACGTGTCGATACACTACGGGATCGTCGAGGAATTGGTTCCCACGACCCCTGGATCTGCGTTAGTCGTTCATTAAGAAGACCTATGCAATCCTGCGTCTGAGAGACGCTGCGTTGGGCAATTGACATCACGTCAAAGCCTTCCCAGCCGTTTTTTAGTCGGGGCGGACACGCTTCATCAAAATTTGAAGCGAGTCCACCATCACCGTAGCCTTCTGGAATCCTTACGCACCGAAGTGCGTTAGGAAGCCGCTGAAGAACACGGCGCCAAGTACCCAGGAACCGAACATCACAGCCGCAATAAGAATTGCGGCGATGACTAAGGCGCCTGATACTGTTAGCCAATTTATAAACGCTGAACGCATCTTTGAGTGCTTCCTTATGGAAGATAGGTTTTACATCAACACCACGGAAATAATGTGAACCACAAGACTCACGGAACCAACCTTGATAAAAAGATTTATCATGGTTGACCGTGAACCCTAAAAATTCACAGAACTTACCGTACGAGACGAAAGCGTTAGATGGTATAATGACGTCATCGCCATAAACACTAACAGTCGCATCGTCAATACCTAGCATCTCGCATGTAGCGAGGGCAGCGGCGTAAAACAATAAAGACTCAAGTTCAAACGTGAATCCATTCCCCATAGAGGAGAACTTTTCCCAGTTTATAACTCTACCTTCGTAAGTTCCGCTCTTACTCCGTAATGAATTCATCACGGTAAACCAGCGATCAGGAAGTAACTTGTGAACAACAGACCAAGCGATTGTATCGCTAGCGCTGCTAAAGTCCACTGTCGCGAGGTTCCCTGATAGGGAACCATCTAAACTATACTTCTGGTTGATCGACTGGTTAGTAAGATCCACACCGCGTTTCCGAAGCCGTTCTTTTATCAATCGTCCTATGCCTTTTTGAAAATACAGGTTTAATCCTGGTTCAACAGCAATAATTCGATCGGTTTTAGAATTCTTCGGTACGCTGGTGATCGTATTACCCGACACTAACTGGAACGAGGAATCACTTACGTGTTCTTCTCGAAACCAATTAGGGTATGCGACTCCAATAGAAGAGCCGAATAAGGCGTACGCGTCATTAGTAATCCCAATCTCAGATTGGAATTTTCTTGTTGCACTAGTGTCATCACCTTTTATAAAAGTGGTTACACCAGGTCCCCAAGAGGCATGCTGAAACAGCTTTTCTATATCAAAATCGCCGAGAATCAAATCGATTTTACGCCTCATGACAAAAAGCCATGTGGCGTACTCTGAGTTTTCTAGCTCAGAATACGACTTGAATCGACGATTCGTGATCTTACACTGTTCCTCCATAAGGAAGAACTTAGTAAGCCCTCTATCCTTCGTATTATAGCCCGTTTTTAAGGAGCTACTTTTAGAAAGAAATTTGACAGCTAGATAATCGCGATGAAAAACATCAGCAGAATTATCTAAATAATCCAAAGGATTAACGTCAAGATCCAAAAGCTGAGCGTGTTCATTATGCTTAAAAAGCATATAAGCAGCCAGACTTTTGGGGGTGTCGAGAGAAGAGAAAAATTGCTCAACGATTCGACCGTCTTCGGACGAATCAATGACAAATTCTCTTGCAGCGCGTTTAACGGAGCTGCGACTTATGGTTAAACTCATAAATGTACCTATAACAAATGAGCTTTCGCTCAATGGAAACAACGATTAGTAAATCGCTTCGAAGCTAGTGACGGCGTTTGTAACGTTCGCGTTAGCAAGAAAGTTTTTTACATACGCAAGAACGTTTTGACGTTCAAGCGTAGTACTACGTTCCGGCAAGACGAATTCAATCGTCGCCAGACAGTCGTACGCCTTCGTCGGAGCTGGCTGAATGCCAGTGGCTGTCGAAGGAGAGGTTGCTTCCAATGTAGGGACAACGATTTTCGCGGACACTCGGAAGTTCTTACTCGTCTTAGACGAGTTACGAACCAAAAGAGAAATCTGCGGAAAACCGATCGCAATACCGTTAGAACGGTCTGCAAGAGACGCCACGCCCTGTA